GCGCTAAGAGATCACGGCTCTGTCGCGGGCGTAGTTCAATGGCAGAACGGCAGCTTCCCAAGCTGCATACGAGGGTTCGATTCCCTTCGCCCGCTCCAATAAATCAAAGACTTAGCGATAGAGTGGTCCCCAGGCGAAATTGCCGGGGGCCACTAGGGGACCGGCCCGCCCCGGTGGGCTCGCTGCCGGCATTTGTCCGAGCAGTAGCGCCGGGTCGAGCGCTCGGCCGCGATCGGCTCGCCGCAGACGGCGCAGGCGACCGGAGGGCGCGCGTAACGCGCATTCGCGCGGGCTCGGGAGCGCTTCTCGATGAAGCGGGCCTTGCGCTCGCGGTCGCCTTGCTCGCGGCAGGCGCGGCAGCTCGGCTGACGACAGGCCGACGAGCAGATGAAGCGGTTTGTGCAGCGGCTGATTCCGTCCCAGCGTCCGCTATCATCGTAGAGGGCGCGTCCGCATTTCTGCAGTACGTAATTCTGGCGCCATTTCGGTAGGGGCGGCAGCTTGTCGAGAGCTTTGTCGGAGAGCCAGGGCCTGCCCGAGGCGTCGAGATCATCGAGGCTGGCGATGCGGATGCGGCCTACATAGAGCTCGCCCTTGCGCTCGGTCACGTCGTGGTAGCTCGGATGCATCTTCATGGCGCGGCCTCGTCACGGCAAGCGGTGATGAGGTGGCGGCTCTCATTGCACCCGCAGCAAGCCGGCGTCGATCTCGACCCGGCGCGGCGCGCCGAGGGTTTGCATGAGGATCGCGACCCGCGCCTCCGCGGTCTGTTCCAGGCATAGCGCCTCGAAGCCCAGGAACGGGCCTTCGGTGATCCTGACGCGCACGCCCGGCGAGATGCCGCGGGGCCGGCGCGCCCGCGCCGATGGCAGCCGGATCATGCCATCAGGGTTGGCCATGTTGAGCAGCCGGCCGATCTCGGCGTCGGGACAGCGCGCCGGGCGCTCTTCGAACTTGACGAGGGCGGCGACGCCCATGCTGCGCTCGATCGGCCGCCACATGCCGTCGCTGCCGACGCGGACGAAAACATAGGGGGCGAAGAGGGGCATCGTCCGCCAGCGCAGCGCCACGAGCTGGCGCGTCAGCGGTAGGAACGTCTCGAAGCCCGCCAGCGCCAGGGCGGCGAGGGCGAGGCGGTGCAGACCCGGCAAATAGCGGGCGACGGTCCAGTAAGGATCGGTCTCGCGTCGCTCGCCACGCCTGCCGTTCCTGCGGGACATCGCTCACCTATCAAATTGAGCCTCACGCGATCATCGCCTCGATGTCTACTTTCTTCACCGTCGCTTGCGGCGCCGCGGCCAGCGCCATCACCAGGGCCACTAAGCCGTCGATCCGGCCCGATGCCTTCTTCTTGTCGAGCTTGCGGTTGCCGGCGGGGTCCGAGCTGATGACGGCATTGGCGGCGCACATCGCCAGCACGGGATGATTCCCATGTCGGAGCTTGCGATCGAGGAGCAGGCTTTCGAGATCGCGCAGGGCCGGCGACATTGACTTGAAGCCCTGGCCGAACTCGCCGAATTTTTCCTTGATCATCGGCTCGCTGAAGCCGGCCTTGATCAGCCAGGGCGTAAGATGCGGCATGCCCCATCTGTCGAAGGCGATGCGCTGTATCCGGTATTCTCCGCACAGCTCGCGCAGTCGCCGAGCTACGTATTCATAACTAACGCTATGACCGGGAACAGCCTCGACGTAGCCTTGCGCGGCCCACACATCATAAGGCGCGCGATCGGCCTGCGACCGCTCCCTGAGGCCCTCCTCGGGCAGCCAGAAGATCGGCAGCACGCTCCATATTCCAGTGAGCGGATCGAGGCCGGCGAGCACCAGGGCCGTCAAGTCACTCGTGGCGCTCAGATCAAGCCCGCCATACACCGTCGCGCCATGCAGATCGCGGGGCTCGTCGCCGCAAGCCTTCCACACCGCCGGCCCGATGAAGGGCGCGCTCGCCTCGACGCGCTGGTTCAAGATCAAATTGCGATATTCCGCCTCGCGGGCCGGCATGCGACGCGCCGCCTCGGCCATCGCCAGCACCTCGGCCTTGTTCATGAAGTGATCAAGGCCCGGATTGGCTGCGCGGATCGTTTCCTCGCTGAAAGGATCGGCCTCAGGCGGTGCGCTGTAGACCCGCACGATCGTCTGCGGATCGTGGCCGGCGAGCGCGTCGTCGAGCAGAACGCTGAGCAGATCGGCATCGCTCGGGCTCTGCGTCGAGATGATCACGCTGAGCGGGCTCTCGACGGCGCCGGTCGCGGTTTCCAACGCCTCATAGAGCGGAGAGCGCGGCCCGCGCACCCTGCCCAACTCGTCATGAATGCAGAGTTGCGGCGAGAGTCCAAGCGCGGTGTTGGCCTCGGCGCTCAGAGCCCGATAGGACGTGCCAAGCTCCGGGCATGAGAGCGCCTTCACGGTTTCCTGAATTTTCACGGCCGCCGCAAGCTCCGGGTTGAGGCGGATCATCTTGCTGGCCAAGCTGAAAATGATGCCCGCCTGATCGCGGCTTTGCGCCGCCGAATAAAGTTGAGCATTCGGCCGATCGCGCGCACTCGGGCCGCATAAATGGTTGAGGAGGAGGCAGGCGCACAGGGCGGTTTTTGCATTCTTGCGAGGCATGCTCAGGAAAGCGCGCCGCGTCGGGCCGGCAGGATTATCGTAGACCTCTGCGAGGAAGCTCTTTTGAAACGGCGCGAGCTTGAGCGGCCGGCCGACGAGCTTGCCTTCGGGCACGACGCACATGCTCTCAATGAAGGCGATCACATCGGCGGCCCGCACCGGGCGTGAAGCTCCCCGGCGAGAGGCTTTAGGCCGGCGACTCGCCATGCTCGGCCTCGTCAGCTTCGTCGGCTTGTGCCGCCGTGGTCGCTTTCGCCTCGATGTCCCATGGCCTGCGCCCAGATGGCGAGCGCGCATAGACATCGCGCGCTCGCCTCGACGTCATTTTCGACCGCGGCGTCGCTCTCAGGGCCGTAAGCCCGCCGATGATCGCCTTGGTCGTCTCGCGATGCGCCCGCGCGATCTCAAGCTCGACTTCGAGATCGCCGCCCGCCTCGATGAGGCACCGCAAGCGCTCCTCGCAGCGCTCGGCGATGGCGATCTCGGCAACGATGCGGCGCAAGACGAGCTGGCCGGCAGGATCGAGCCAGCGCTCGGGAGAGGCATCGACGACCGCCAGCCAAGCGCTTCGCTCGACCCCGGTGAGCGTGGCCGGCGGCTCGGGACGACCCTGGCCGGGAAGGCGGACAACTTGCAGATCGGCGCTCGATCTTCGTGGCATGGGCAAGGCTTAGCACGCTCGACGCGAAGCCGCGACCGAAGGCGAGGCCGCCGGATCGCTGGCATTGCATCGAGGAGGAGCGCCGGACGATCGCGGAGCCGCGAGGAGATGCGAGGAGCCGCGCCGATCGCTCGCGGAGAATTCCGCCCACAAGCCGGGCAAAATTCGAGTTAGCAAAATCGGGGCAGACCTTCCGCAGCTGGTGGCTCAGTTTGAACCTTTCCTCAGGTAAGAGATCACGTGCCAGAGAAATCCAAGGACCGCGCCAAACACGAACCATCCTGCAGCGCTGCCAGGGAAATAAGTCATCAATTAGACAAGGAGCCATTGTCGGGGGCTTCGAGGAAATGCCCCACCGGCACCAGCACGAGTGCCCCGAAGAGCATACGGCAAAGGCAAATCATTACGAGTTTGGATCGTGCGGTCATGAGAATTCCATCCATTAAGCCAGGCAAAATTCACGTTAGCTTTTTCGGGGCAAACCCTGCCGTCGTTTTGACGGCGAGCCTTGAAAAAGAAATATCCCCCCAGGGTTGAAGAGCCCGACGCGAGCCGCGGCTACCCCGGCATTCCCGACAGTGGGGAGGTCGCGCGGTCGCGCTCTCTTGGTCCGCGCTCGCGAGCTTGATAGACCGGCCAGCCATCGGCGCCGATGATGCGATCGTGCGTGCGGGCCTCGAAGGGAGTTCCCGCGTCATGGCAAGCCTTGCATAGGCTCACCAGCTTGCCGAGCACGAAAGCGTTCCAATCGTTCTTATGTGGCGGCTCGTGGTGACAGACCTCGGCGGCCGTGACTTTGCCTTGCTCCTCACAGCGCTCGCACAAGGGCTTGAGCTTGAGCTGATGGGCGCGTCGTCGGTGCCACTGTCTCGAATGATACCAGCGTTGAGGATCGACAGCGGCCCAGTTATGGCGGGTCATGTTTCAGCGCGTCGGTCATT